ACCTTGTGCTGAATCCATAAATGCTAAACTAATCCCTTTACCTCTTAAATCCTCTAACATATCACCACCTTCTATAAATTCAGTGATACCATTCATTTCAGCTAATAGCTCGTAATAATCTTTACCACCAAATACACCATATCCTTCATATTTTTTTTCTTCCCATTGATTGCCTTTATCATCAATCATTACAACAGAAAATACTTCTCCCTTTGAATACCAATTTGGTATTGATTTGTCTGTGTCTTGTGTTTTCCAACTGAAAAATCCCATAATTTTAGTTTTTAATTTTAAGTCCGAATTCTTTATAAAACCATTCAAATGTTTCTAATGCTCTTTCCTTACGAAATTTATACACCTTCTTTAGCGTATTGATTGAATACTCTCTAAATATGTCATATTGGTTCCTTGTTAAAGACCATTCTTTTTTAAAATCCTCAACATCAAGCAAATCAACTCTCGTCTTACCAATTAATTCTAATTCATAATCAAAGAGATGATGTGCTGCATTTTGACGATTAACAGTGTCAAGATTTGATTTTATCATAACAATATTCTTTTAGTTGTTGTCCTAGTTTAATTAGTGCCAGTCCTACAACACCATTTTCTTCTGTTAGAATATCAATCACATCTGTAATTTGAATATCATTGTCTAATATTAGTTTTCTTAATTCTTCTTTGTTCATAATTCTAACATTCAATAAACATTACTAAATCAACAATATCCTTAAAATTCTGTTTTTCTAAATTAGAGAGAATATCATCTCTTTCATCATCACTTATATTATCTAAATGATTAAGTATTCTGCCATATGATCCTTGCGAGTTTGCAAGAATTCTAAATGAGTCTATAATTTGTTCTCTATTCATTACCAAAGTGTTAATTGATTTAAATCTACTGGTTTATATTTTCTTCCTTCATATGCAATCTTATTTACAATACGAAGGGCTTTCTCAATGTAATAGTTATGATGTATGTTATCCAATGGATGATCTTTATATAACTTATTACATACAGTCATCAGCCATTCACCAGCTTCCACTTGTGATATAGCTGCAGCATTAGTTGTACAATCAGCATTCTTAATTTTTAATAGCTTTTCTCCTGTCTTAGAGACATAATAACGAATTAGCTTGTTATATACAGTGGTTTTACCATTAGAGATACCTTCATAGTGAAAACTAGAACTAGCTTTCTGTCTAAGAGCAAAATCATAGATGTTTTTATGATTCTTAATTGTATCTTCAATAGGTATGTTATTCACATAATATTGTTCAAGAGCTAATGGTACAATTCTAGCAGACTTGTTCTTATGTAATTCAAAATCTGTTAGAAAGTCACCTTTCTTCTTTATCTCTCCATCAGTCTTAACAGCTAAATAATCATTAACAGTGCTGAATATAATCTTACTATAGTCTGTTCTCTCAAGCTCATAGTTGGTTAGTGTCACCCACCAACTGTTTATTTCATTCATTAGTTCTAGGTCACATTTTTTCACCATAATTGTAACACCATCAGTGTTAGCAGATATGACATGTATTCCTCTTAACTCATAAGCTTCAATTAACATCATCAATGATAACTCACCAGTGATGGTAGTAAACATAGTTAGTTGTCTATCATATATCCAATTCTGCATATCAGAACTTTTACCATATACACTATTGACAGCAAGCTTCAATGCTCCTACAATACCTGCTATACGTTTATCCTTCTTAGCAAGCGGTTTAAGCTCCAATCTTTTCTCAAACATCTGTTGGTATCCTCTAAGGAACTCAATGCCTAGATGGGCTGGAAAACGCTTGTTATTGATAATAATAGCTGGATAGTAACTGCTAACATCCCAATCTATGATTTCTACATCATCTGTAGCTTCAAACACCTTAGGACTATTGACAGTGTGTAGACCACCTCTAGCAAATGTATATTCGTTATTGTGGAAATGAATACTCTCCAGGAACTCATCTTGCATTTTCATTGTACGTTGCTTCATACCTTTCAAGAAGTCCTTTAGTTGAGGAGTTTGAAATTCTACATATTTAGCAATACAATTCTTTACAGCTATGTCCTTTCTGAAATATCCTTTTCTTGGTAGTTCATTGTAATTGATTCTCTTCTCTTGGCAATAATACTTCTTGATCATCTCATCACCAATCTTACTATCAGAATAATTAAGACAAGGAATACCAAACTCTTCTTCTATATCCTGTCTAAGCTGTACTTGGTTGTTTCCTTTGTATAATGGATGTTCTGTATCACCAGTGGTTATCTTATAGAACTCATAGGTGGACATTACATCATTCTTACAATAGTCTTTAGTTAGTTGAATCTCAGCTTCTGTCATATTCACCTTTGTATGATGAATAGGCATCTCTTCAATGTTCTCTAAATCCATTTCAAACTCTAGTCTTTTTAAGCTCACCATTCGATTTTTATTGTCAAAATGTGAGAGTTTAAATAAGTCTAATTGTTTTAATGAGAGTTGTTCTTCTCTATATTCAGGGAATACATCATAGTTAGCATCATGAATAACATCAGCAGCCTTTTGTGCTATTAGTGCACATATCTCTAATCCTGTCATATCATACCAATGCTCGTAGTTTCTAAATATATACTCAATCACTTGACTATCAAAGCGAAGATTGTTATATCCCACCCAATAATCATCTTTATGAGCTTCTGTGAATCTAACAAATGAGTCAAGTTCATTAGCCCATTTGCTCACTTCAAACTCAAAATAGTCATCTGTGTGAGGATCATATATACCAACAAGAAATAATTCTTGCATAGTTTCTATATCATATGTAACAGTTTTCATGATTTAATTAATTTAGTTAATGAAAAATCCCCACTCTCACTAAACTAATGAGAGCAGGGATTATATCTTGTGCACGTTATTTAGTTCGTAACACAAATTTACTTAATCTTTCTAAGTTTTGCAACATGTTGATGATATTCCTCTGAAGGATTATAATAAAGTTTGCCATTCTTTTGAATAAGTCTGTTCACCTTTTTGGCAAACACTTTCCCTATCAATGTATCAACACCTTCATCTGTAGTCATTGTATGACTAAGAGGAATAGCTTGACACCAGTTGGATTTATATACTAGCTCTCTCATCAGAAGTAAACTCTAAAATGGTTAGAATGTAATTCAACACGTTTAGCAACACCTTCAAAGGTCATACCTTCTGGTAGTGTGAGTTTAGCTTCTTGAACAGGAGTAGTATTTACCTCTTTCACTTGAACAGGAGTAATTTCAGCTGGTTCTTGTTTTGCAATTGATTTAGCTTTTATATATTTATTTCCATGAGCATAAACTGCATTAGCAATAGTACTAGCTTTTCTATTCCATGCTGATTCATACTTTTTTCCTATTTGTGCAGCTGTTTTATTATTCCTAAGTTCTTCAGCTATGATATCCAATTGTTTGTTTGTATATTTACCTGTGGTGAATTTACTCTTTTTAACTCCTAATTTTTGACGAAGAGAATTAATTGTACCTTTTAAAGATCCTACATCTCTATTCCATACAGGTGCATATTCTTCTGCTATTGTTCTAGTCTTCTTACCCGATAGAATTTGTTGTTTTAGAATTTCATACTGCAATGATGTATAAAATTTGACTGTTTTCTTTACTTTAGTTTCCATAACGTTTTCTTTTTGTTTATTAAACCAGTTCATAATTAATTAGATTTTGGCAAAGCAACACATTCCTGATGTATCAAAATACCTGGTGAATAAATAATTTGTGTCTTGTTGAGTTTTAAATATTGTATGTTTAATAGGAGAACTATATTCTATATATGAATCAATTTGTTCATTCCTTGCTTCAAAAAATGTGTCAATTGTTTCTTGTACTCCTATTCTAGTTGAGAATGTCATTATGAAATTGTCTTTGAATTTGCTGATATAGTCTTTCATATATCTAACACTAACACAAAAGTCAAGATCATACAATGTATTCTCCTTATTAGCATCAGCCTTAAGTATATCATCATACTTTAGGTGAACAGCACTCTCTTTAAGTGTGCTTAGTTGTTTAACTAGTGTAGCAGCATCTCTCTCATATATCTCAAAGCTCTCACATCCTTTATTCTTTAAGAATGATATATACTCATTGATATCTGGTCCTGCTAATCCTACCACTTGTTGAAATTGAAATCTCTGTAAATAGAATTCTCGTACAGCATGCTTGTTTGTAGCATCTGTATAAGTTGGTTTTAATTTTCTCATACACCCAAACATTATAAGCTATTTTAGAACACTGACACCTTATTAGAATAAATAGCAAAAGCAACGTGCTCAAAAGACAAATAAATAAGACTTTCTTCATCTCCTGTATCACCTTTCTTTACCATTGGATTTGCTTTCTCTAAAACAAGACCATAAGTATTTGAAAGCATTCCGCAAAATCCTCTGCATACCGATTTTTCAGATATTATTTCTAACCCAACCAAATACATACCTTCTTTTAAATTTTTGAAAATATACTTTTCTTTGTCTTCGTCATCTAACTCGCCAAAATCAGGAAGCCATTTATAACTTGGTTTCATAAAATAATAGCCTGAAAATGACATATCAGCACTGAACATTTCTTTGCATTCTTCTTCGTGCAAAAGTGGGAATCCTTTAATATTTATCATTGTTTTTAAATTAAATTGTTATACATCTATTTCCAAAAATTCTTTAGATAGTTTTGATATATCTAATCTACTGCTGTTTTTATAATTAAGTTTTAATCTGTTTGCCATGATTCTAATTCTTCATCAATTTGTTCATCCCAATCTTCTTCATATTCTTCCGTATTATAACTCATTATTGCTTTACCTTCAACAATGATTATCTCACCATCATCTTCCACTTGTACATCTACCAGTCCATCATACATTTGTATAACATCATTGATTTGTCTAATAGATATATCTGTAAGACTATCAGAATCTTCTCCTTCATCCCACCATCCTATTTCTTTAGGTGTTAGTAACACCTCTCCTTGTTCATCAATAAGATATAGTTCTATTGGATAACCATTGTTAGCAATGAATTGCTCTTGGTCATAATCTGATATAGGTGTGTAACTGAGAACAAACACCTCTAGGTATTCATTCTCAGTGTTAGCATGATGTCCTCTAATGAACATCATTTCTTTCTCTATGTGTTCTGGCATATAGTTCTTCACTACAAGCTCAAGAGTTATATAGTTCATATCAATTGTATACATCTTTGCCATGAAAAGCAGAGATGCAATCATCTAGCTTATTCATGAGTATATAAAAGGATGTACTATCCCAATATATAAAACATAAAACTATTGATAGAAGTATAAATGGGAGATTCCATATAATAAATAGAATCCCCACTAAATTAGAAATTACCTTTTTCATTTTTTCTATCATCTTTGGTCACTTCAGCTAACCAAAAGCTAACTAAGCCAATTAACATAACTATTAGGATCATTCCTGCTAGCCATTCAAGTTCATTAAATGTCATGATTAATTAAATTTAGATTTATATTATTAATTAGGTGGTGAAAACATTTTATCCCAACAATTTCCACATGTTCCTGAAATGAGTAATTCTCTTTCTTCTCTATTCAAGTTTGGATATACATTTTGTGCTAGTTCACCATTGTTATGTCTAGCTACTTGCCACTCTGTAATATCAAGATCGTGGTCTATATTACAATATTTACATTTAATATTCATAATTAATTAAATTTAGATTTTAAATCATCTCTTTCTATTATAAGTTTAAGCTTATCTACATAGTTCTTATCTTCTGCATAGAACTGTGATAGATAGTTGTAGTAATCATCCTCTTGTTTAATAGAGGATAAATATGTAGCACAATAGAATCCATAATCATATAGACTCTCCATCCAATTAGTATAATAAGCATGTCCATTCTGTGAACCTCTTGACGTATATATACGTTGTGTTGCTTCTTTCATACCAAATAGATTGTTATTCTCTTTAAACATCATTGATTTAAAATGACTAGTCTCTAATAATGCTTGAGCATATACTATATAAGGGAACTTAAAATTCATTCTCTTTATATTATCAACTAATCTTTCTTCTGTGAACTGGTTATGCTCTTTCATTATAACCATCACTTGTTTCTCAATCTGTTTCTTATCATATTGAAGAGATGAGCTAACTATTATAATAAGTATTACACTAGCTATTCCAATCTTTACAATGTGCGTAGGCCAACTAATCTTGATATATTCAAGATTCTTAGCATCATATCTATAAAACATAAGTTTATTTTTGGTTAACACTTACCACTGATCCACATTTAGGACACAATAGCATATAATGAAAGATGCCACATGATGTACACATAGCACCTTTTGTTTCATAATATTTTGACATAAAGTGCTACGACTTTATGGGTAGTTTACCAAAAAATGCTACGAGTTTATATAACTCATCATAATTTGTCACCTCTGTAGTAAATAATTTTTCATTTTTACCTGTTCTATAAAGTGTAACATTACCTGATGTAGGACTCCACTCTGCTAATATGTCCTTATTTAGCATTAAAGTCATATAGAAATATTCATATCCATATAAATCAAAGAACACTTCGTCTTTAGAGCTCTTTTTATCAAAGCCTAACATTAACAATTCCTTATACCAAATTCTATTTTTCATTTTGTATTTTATTAAGTTGTTTTTTAACACCATTAATCATCATTATGCAATCATATAACTCTTTATGAGCTGTATGATGATACAAGCTATTAACTTCAGCTTTTAAATCACCAACCATCGTTAGAGCAACCTCTAATGACAATTGATCTCTTAATTCTTTTTTAGGAAGATAAACATCTTCTTTACCAGCTACACGTTCTTCTGTGTATCCACTCATCTTATCACTCCAGGATATATTACTCATATTTATAAAAATGATCACCAGTTAAACTAAATTGTATTGTTCCATCTTCATTAGTCATATATGTATTAGAACCTGCAACATGTTCAAATGATAACCAATCCATTCCTCTTTCAATGAGTTTTAAATGTGTAGCCACATCTTTCCATTTAACATCACAATACACCTGACCTACTAAAAGATCTTCTCTTGGTATTTCTATTAATTTCTCCATAATGCTATATTAGTTTAAAGAATTTCCTACTCAGCATATATATGCCTTTCGGAAACTCAAATTTAGTTAAATAATTCCTTCATCTTTCATAGATAAATATCCGTCTTTAGATAGAATAAGATGATCTATTACTTCGATTTCAAGAAATTTAAGACCTTTTGTAAGTTTATGGGTAGTAGTTTTATCTGCTTCACTTGCACGTAATTCACCACTTGGATGATTATGAGCAAGGATGATACCACTTGCTAATCCATCAAGAGCATATTTTGCTACTATTTTTGGATCTACCACTGTACCAGCAACTCCTCCTTGACTAATTTTTGCATATCCAATGGTAGTATTTGCTCTATTCAGAAGAAGAATAAAAAAACTTTCAAATAGTTCTATATCGTCATCTGTATAAAATTGATGTATTACATCAGATGCATCTTTACTTGAAGATATCTTTACCTTCATAAAATTACTACTCTCTTTTTTTAGTGTAACTCTATTTATTGTTGAGGTGTATTTCATTGATAACGATATAATATAGTATCATTCAATTCATACTTTTGTGCATAAGGAAGCACAACATAATTCACTGTACTAGTTTTAATACGTTTTACCTTATATCTGTAAAACATATCACCTCTGACATGTTCAACCATAGGTGAACCAATAATAACAATCTTCTCCATTTCTAAGGAAGAATGTCTTTCAGCACTGGGTGAGCTACAAGAGCTAAATCCAATTAACAATGCAATAGCTAATAATGCAGCAAGTATATATAATAACACCTTACTAATCTTTTCATAATTAAAGTTCATAATAATAAGTTTTAAGAAAGTTTATAATAATCGTTTAATTCAAATTCAGGATAGCTTCTAATATTGAATCTCTCCTTCTGTGTAGCTTTCAATACAGCAGCTTCAAATTTCTGTTGCTGTATGAACTTTTCATCTTCACGTGTATATGTATACACATCACGTTCTACTTGTTTTGATGAATAAATTAATTCTTTCATAATTAAATAAGATTTGAGTTTAAATAATAATGTAAATAAAAACACTCCACTAAATTATACACACTTAAATATTAGCAGAGCATTAGTTTTGATCATCTCAATTCAAAGACAGTATGATCATATGAAAATTAAATTGTTTATGATGAAAAATTAACTGTAGTGTGACAGTTATATTATTCCTTCTGCATTCAATTACAATTGCTCACCCTTAGGAAGTGAGAATGATGCATTAAATAAAAACATTTCTATACATATATAATAACATATGTATAGATAATAAAGAAATCTATACACATATATATATAAAATAATACCTACAGCTCTAATAATAGCTAATAAATATTCTGTACATGTCCAGAATATTGTCTATTAAAAAGGCTTATTGTCTCCTTTGACACATGAGCTGTAGATATTATATACTTATTAGTATAACTTACGACTATTCACATAGCGTATACCATACGGTGGCTCTCAAAGTAATATTGAGCCTAATATTAAAAAAGAATGGAAGACGTAGATGTATGCATCAATCTTTGTCTCTATAATAGTGAACGCTTTGTCCCTATTACCTAATCCCGCATATTAATAATAATACTCAATAGGTAATTAAACTATCTTTCATATCATCACAAGGAACATCCATTCTAATATTATAAATAAGGCTGTTTATCCATCATAAGCCCGACATATAAATATGTTCATCTTATAATATAACATTTATTGCACCTTATATAAATAGAAACCTATCTACCCCAAGTAGAATAAGTTTCCATTTCTTTTTCTTCCCAGAACAGGTTTTCTTGTTCTGCCCTTAATTGTGCTTGCTCAGCACGTGCTGCTGCAGCTTCTAATTCTAATTCTTCCATAATATACTATCGTTGTTATAGTGTGATCCCACTTTTTGAGTTTGAGCTACCATGCACCCCTTATATTTATACAAATTTATAGTCTCTGTAAAGGAACATAAAGACTTAATATATCATTCTATTGCTATAAGAATAATATGTAACACGCTTTTCAGCACTCTCACATTATCACTTAATAGGCTTGAGAGGTTCTACCTCCATACATTCTCACTCAATATTTACTAACAAACTAATGGAATATTACCACAAATTTAAATTCTCTCCGCGGTGGAAATTATAAAAAGGTTAATATACCATTAGTTCATATGAAATAGAAGGATGAATGAATAGGAAGGATGTATTACCCCCACCCATATGTTCGTTGCTCACCCACCCTTCTATATGTAAAAGAGTGCCCCGAAGGGCAACTCTTTAAACTGTCTCCTCGAACTGAGCAGTAGTCACTCGTTTGAAGTTCTCAGGAGTGATAGATTCTAATTCTACTTCACAGTTCTTAAAGTCAATTTCCTGCTGAATAGTTGTTGCGTATTCAAAAGATAACTTATCCTCTTCTTCAGTTAAATTAACAGAATACAGCTTCTTCGAGTTATACTGCTCTGTAAATTCATCAGTAACATTTACTACAAAGGCTACTCCATTGTATTTGTAGCGGTAGTAAAATTGACCTTTCATCTTAGATTCTGTAACTCCATCTAACAAGGTATCAGAGTAAGCCAGTTTGTCGCTAATTCTTTTAATACCCATCACTTCTCTTCCAATAACATTAATTGTTTTCATTTTGATAAATTTATTGCTGGTTATATTAAAGGCGGAATACCCCCCACCCAGCAAAACAAAGGTGGGGTTGTAATTGGTAGTAGTCTCCTCTCCCATCCCCACACTATCCCTAGGGGGGTAGAAAAAAATTATCATTAGCACAATAACAAATCACCTCTCTGGCCCTATAGAAAAAAAAATTTAAAAAGATTTGGAAATGTGATTTTTTAGTTTGACCTTTGGGCGGTGGTAGGGCTTGGTCTACATACATCAAAACAATTTAAGGGATAATATAGCAATATACAATATTGAAACAATTGGAATTGTTATAATTAGGTTTATCTTTGTACATATAAACTAAATGATGGAAACCAATAAAGTGATATTACAGAAGCTTAAATGTTCTAGTGATGATAATTATTCATTAGCTGAGAAGTATTATAGCATCCTTTCTGCTATAAACAATTTAAAGCTTACAGCAAGGGAGATACAGCTAGTTGCATTTACAGCTGTTAGGGGTAATATGTCATATGCGAATGTGAGGGAAGATTTCTGTAAGAGATATAACACAACGTCTCCTACAATTAATAACATCATCTCCAAGCTTAAAAAGGTGGGAGTGCTTATTAAGGATAAGGGAAAGATAAAGGTGAATCCTGTTATTCTGTTAAACTTCTCGTTGGATATTACATTGGATATAAAGCTTACACATGGAGAAGTCAAGTAGTATATATATAAAGAACTATTTGATTAGGAAGCTGGCTGTTGACACGATGGTTCCTGAGAAGATTATTGATGAGGTGATAACGCATCAGTTTAGTGCAGCTCTAGATGCTATGAGCATAAACAAGAGTGTAGAGATTTCTGGGTTTGGAAAGTTTATGTTTAATGAGAAGAAGGCTGTTAGGATGATGGCTAAGTGGAAAGGTCAGATAGAGTATTATGAGAATATGCTTGTTGATGCCACAGAGCAGAAAAGAAAGACATTAGAGGCAAAGATAAATACAGCCAAGAATAATGTAAAGGCTTTGTCTCCTAAAATGGATTGATATATATGGATGTTATACAAATTATAGAGGGATGGAGAAATGAGTTAATTCCTCCAGCACGTTTGAAGAAAGCCATTAAGCAAGCCTCAAGAGAACGGATGAGTGTGTGCAGCGTGTGTGAGTTTAATTCTAAGAATAAGAAGGGCTATCATTCATTGCGTATTGATGAGCATTGCACAGATTGTGGATGTACGTTGTCTGCAAAAACTAAGTGTTTGTCTTGTTGTTGTCCATTAGATTATTGGACAGCTATTGTTTCACATGAAGAGGAGGAAAAGATAAATGAAAAAAAATAAAGAGGTGGAGCTAAGAAAGCTTCCTTTGCATATGTTTATTGTAACGCTTATAGAGGTGTTTAATTCAGGTGCAGATTTTATTGACATTGTTGGAGAGGTGAACAATGAACAGGATTCTATTACAGTGGTTGTACGAGAAGACTATTATTCCAAAGAGAATAGAGTGTATGAAGAAGAGCCAATTAAATTATTGTCTGAGGACGAATTAAACCAATTGATATGAAAGACACACAAGACGCATTTATGATTATGGAGAGGCTAGCTGCATTAGTGGCTACACCAGGAATCAATGAAGACACACAGAAGATGGCGAATGATCATATACAGACAATACTAACGTCTGTTGTCAAGGGAGCCATAACAAAATTATCAGCAACATCTGCAGGACTTTTCTTATGAAACAACCAAATTATTACAGCACCATTATCACCACATTAGCTAGTCTAAAAGAATTACATCCCACGTATAATATGGGAAGACACCTATCAACGGTGTTGGATGAATGTGGTGATGTGTGGGGGCTTTCTGATAAAGAGTTATCATTTGCATTGAGCAAGTATGCAAAACAGCTTGAATTAGATCCTCCACACAGTGACGAAGATATTGACATAATCATAAAGGGAGCAATGAACCTAACAAGTTTTTCTCTCTTAGAAGATCCAGAAGACGCATATTAACAACAACAAAAACCAACTACATATGGAAATTGAAAATATAAGAGGTAGTTATTTGCATTATATATCACAAAGGAATGACGATTTACCAACCTGTGGTTCTGATGATGCATGTGAAATGGTTAATAATCTTTTAAATAGATCAGAAAGAAAAGAGATTAAATTACAATTAAAAAGCAGACAGTCATTTGATGGGGAAGATATCTTAGATGATATACTTTCTTCTACAGAAGAGGAAATTAAAAAAGATATTAAAGAAATATATTCTATTTTAAATAGGATACAAAAAAAATTAAAATTAATGTAATGGCATTAAAGAAAACTACATATATAAATACAGAGCTTGATTGGGCAGAAGTACAATTGTCTTCTTGGAAGCAATATGTTGATGCTAATCCTTTGCACAAGCTAGTGGATAGAATTGAATGGAAGCCTACAGCTAAAGGAGGAATGCTCCCTATGGTGATAGCATCCATTGAAGCACAAGGTAAATTCATACAGGAAACTATGAAGAACTATCTTGCTCTGTTAGAAGTAGTTGAGAAACTACGTGAAAGAGAAGAAGCCAAGGTGGAAGTGAGAGGCAATGTAGGGCTAGGATCTATGGCTGAAGACTTCTTAAAAAATAGAGGATGATTATTCCAGAAGTATCATATAAGGATTGGTTCATCAATCAACCTAGAGTTCCAGATAGACAGTCAGAGGAATACAAAGCATTCTTTGATTTTCACAAAGAGCTATGTCTTACAGGCTGTATGATGGATGGACAATATATAAATCCTTTCTTATATTGGCATTTGAATATATGGCATACAGAGGTGGATATTATAGATGAGCGTGGAAGGATCAACCAGAAGTATGCTAATCCCTATCTAAGGGATAATGAATGGATTGTAACTAACGAGATAGATAGAGCTCACCAAGAGAAGAAGGGACTTATTATTCTAGGCATTAGACGTTTTGCTAAGAGTGTTATAGAAGCAAGTTACATTGGTTGGGGAGCTACGTTTGATGAGAACTCACAGAACATTATTGCTGGACTAAACTCAGCAGATATAAAACTAATTACAGACAAACTTGATAAAGGATTGAACTTCCTTCCTGAAGCCTGGAGATGGCAGAGGGTGGAGGACAACTGGAAGAATCAAGTGACACTGGGAATCAAAACAAAAGCAGGGGAACGTATTCCATTCTCACAGATCCTTATCCGTAACTTGGATGAAGGTAACAATGAAGAAGCTATTGCAGGTACAAAACCTAGAAAGCTTATTATTGATGAGATAGGTAAGGGATCTTTTCTTAGAGGGTTTCAGGCAGCAGTGCCTGGATTCACCACTCCGTTTGGTTGGGGATGTTCTCCAATTCTAACAGGTACAGGTGGTGACATGAAGAAGTTCATGGATGCTAAGAGTCTGATGTTTGATGCAGACAACTATAACTTTCTTACCTATAATAATGAAAAAGACACCAACAGAGTTCATGGACTCTTCATCTCCTATAAATATAGGATGGAAGCAAAGGAGCTTTCCACGCTGGGGGCATTCCTTGGCAAACCAGCAGATAGTGAGCTGCATGACATATCAATGCTTGTCTCTAATGAAGAGAAGGCAATTGAAATTACCAATGCAAATCTTGAAAGATTAAAGAAGGCTGGTGATAGAGTGGCTTATCTAAAGGAGAAGATGTACTATCCTATTGAAGTGGATGATATATTCTTGAATGAGGATACAAACATATTTGATGTTGATGCTGCTAAGCGTCAGAAGACTAGACTATTAAACCAAGATCGTACAGGCATTCCTGTTATTTTATTTAATGATGGAGAAAAGATTGCACATGAGTTTACAGACAAAGTGCCTATATCTAATTTCCCATTAAAGAATAGTGATCTTAAAGATGCACCTGTTGTTATATATGAGTTCCCTATAGAGAATCCTCCTTATGGATTATATGTTGCAGGAGTTGACCCTTATAGACAAGGTAAGTCTGCATATAGCTCCTCATTAGGATCTGTATATGTATATAAGAGAATGCATGACATCATGGGTGAGAAGTATCAAGATATGTTTGTAGCTTCTTATTGTGCTCGTCCAGATAAAAAAGATACATGGGAAGAACAGGCAAGACTTTTGATTAAGTATTTCAATGCTCGTACCCTATGTGAGAATGATGACATCTCTTTCATAGAATATATGAAAGCAAAAGGAGATGCACATTATCTTGAGAAACAACCACAATGGTTGTTAGAAGTTGTTCCCAATACCACCGTTAAGCGTGAGTATGGAGTGCATCGTAGTTCTCAAAAGATTATTGACTATCTTCACAACTGCTTAAAGAAGTATATGGAAGAAACCATACACAAAGAAACAGATGAGAATGGAGATGTTACAAAAGAGTTCTTAGGAGTGAGTAAGATATTTGATCCTGTATTACTAGAGGAGATTATACAATATAATGACTCTGGTAACTTTGACCGTATTGTTGCTGCAGAACTAGCTATAGCTCAAGCAATGAAGATGGATCCTATTCTAGGTAGAGTGGGAGGATCAGGTGATGACAGGGTGAATGCTTTATTTAAACCAAGAAATAAAAATATACTATTCTCTGAGTCCAGAGGAATGTTCAATAGAAGAAAAAATAAACTATTTATATAATGGCAATTATAAGGTATACAAAAGATGCTACCATTAGGTATGCATATCTCAACATCTTTCCTGATCAATTCAAGACAGATAAGGAGAAACAAGATGAGAGTTGGGTGAAGAACACAATGGACTATTTTGCAAATAAAGCTTATGCTGAATATGTAAAGAATAGAGATACATTTGTTAAGAACTATGACCTGATGAAAGGCATCTTACGGATGGAAGATTTCTATCAAGAGCCTGATGTTAAGAGCTTTACACAAATGCTACAAGCTGATTTACAGCTTCCTGCATATGTAAAACACTATTCAATAGTTACAACACCTATCAATGAGTTGATTGGTGAGATCTCTAAGCGTCCTGATACATTTAGGGTGAAAGCATTTGATGATGATAGTCAGTCTGAAGAACTAGAATTTAAAACTGGTATTCTTCAGAAATTTATCATGGATCAAGCTAAAGAACAGATCATGATCAAAACTGCAATAGCTGGTCAAGAAGTGTCTGATGAAGATCTTCAGAAAATGACAATGGAACAAGTGCAGGATCAATTAGATTCTTACACATCTGTTGCAGAGAAATGGGCTAATCATATATTAACATGTCAGAAAGCTGATTTCAATATTAAAGAAAAGAGTGAGGATGCATTCAGGGATATGTTAATTTCAGCTAGAGAGTTCTATCATATATATGAAGACAACTCTAAAGTGGGATATAACATTGAAGTGGCTAACCCAAAGAACACTTGGTTCCTTACAACACCAGATAGAAAGTGGATCTCTGATCCTACAGGCAGAGCACAAGGAGCATATGCTGCTGGTACTGTGCAAGTTATGGAACTATCAGAAATCATTGAAAGTGTTCCAGATCTTACTAAAGAAGAGATAGATCACTTACGTTCTTCTTTACAGGATTATGGACTTATCAATGTTCGTGAATCCAACCTTGGTAATCCTGATGCTATTCCTGGTCAAGACTCTGTAATGTACGATACATATGATCCACTAGTTCTTCAAACAAGAATGATCATTGAATCTGAGATGAAGGAGAACAATGATGGACTAAAAGACTTCTTAGGACTAACATCTAATGTGTCTTCATTTGGATACAAATATGTTGTAGTGAGATGCTATTGGATCTCCAAGAAAAAGATAGGTAAGCTTATATTTGTAGATGAGATGGGCAATGAGCAATCAACGCTAGTCACTGAAGACTATAAATCAGGAACCATGCCTACACAACAATCATTAGAGTGGGGATGGATCAATGAGTGGTATCAAGGAATCAAGATTGGTCCAGACATCTATCATATCAAACCATATAAACTTCTAAGCTATTGTCCTATCATTGGAACAACTTATGAGGTGAAGAACACTGAGGCAAAAAGTTTAGTTGATTTAATGAAGCCTTTCCAAGTGTTATATAATGTATGTATGAACCAGCTTTACAAACTTCTTGAGAAAGAAATTGGTAAGGTGTATCTAACATCCAT